GCCGCTGATTCTTCATCTTGTATTTCTACTTCAATGTCATCAGGAACATTAGTTGTTACATCATGCTTAACACCAAAGAACTGTTCTTCTGGAGAAGTTGGTTCTATATTTTCATTTACGTTTTCTGCTTCAATACTCATACTGCTCTATTAACTCCTTTAGGGTCTTCGACTACACCTTCTATAGTGTCATCATTAACAATACGAAACTCTTGTCCATACACTTCTATTCTTGTTCCTGAGTATGGTCTTATGATTACCCAATCGCCAGCTTTGCACCAAGGACCAGAAGGAAATCTATTTTTATCTGCATAAGCATCAGAACCAAGTTCAAGAACTTTACCAAGCACTGTGGCAACTTCCTCTTTCTTTCTACTCTCTGATGTATATTTGATTATGCCACCTTCAGTCTTTTCATCAACTTGTGGGATAGCAATTAATATTCTATAACCTTGCGGTTGTGGTATCGACTTAGCTCTTTTTTCAGGACTAATTTTTTCTGTCATAGCAAAAGTTCCTATTCTCTAGTATTACGATCAACCCAATCTAATACTTCTCTTTCAGCAATGGCAATACCTTCAATAACTCCTGTAAGTCTTTTGTATTCTGCAAAATCTTTACAGCCACCTCCAGCGATATTATCAGCATGATCATTCATTATGTCTCTGAATTTTTTTCTTAAAAACTCAGATAGTGATTGCTGTTTGATATCATTTGCCATCTTTTATGCTATCTTCGGCTATTTTTACTCCTAAGTCAACACCTTTCATATAATCTTCTCTAGCTTGCTTGCTTTTTGATTGCTCTGCATCTAGCAAATCGCTAGCTATTTTTTGTCCTAAACTTGCACCAGCCATTCCTTCTTGAGATTTAATTCTCATTCTTTCTGTCATTTCTTTCTCTGCTGCTTTAGCAACATCAATAGTTAGCTTGGTTTTGGCTATCTGCATATCATCATCATGCTTCTTAGCTTTGATTCGTAACTCTTCTTGTTTCTGCTGAATGATTGGGTCTTGTAGTTGTTCCTGTATCTGTTCAGCTTGCTGTTGTCTTTGTGCTTTATTAGTTAAGATATCTGAAGCTTCAGCAACAAGAACACTCAATCGTTTTTCTAGCTCTGCTGGCAATGGTTCACCCATAGGTGGTAGCTCTATACCAAGTTCATCTTCAATTTGTTTTCTATACTTCAGCTGTAAATGATCAGTTACATATCCCATGCCAGCTGCTTGTATTGCACCTGCATTTGGACTTTGTTGTAGTAGTTCAAGAATCTCAGGATTCTGTTGAGCAGACATAACTGTTTGTATGTGTGCATCGTGATCTTGATATTGAAATGCTTTAACTGGTTTACCGCTTAGAATATTCTGTACAGCTGAAACTGGATCAACTGGTTTAATATCATCTTGCAATGGTACTATCTCATCTGTATCTTTAATACCAAGAACATCAAGCATTTGTCTGTGAAGTTCTGGTAAGTTATACATCTGCGGAGCTGTTTGTGATAACTGCATGGCAGCTTGATACTGCATAATCCTTTGCGACATAGTTGCTGCATTAGGATCAGAAACAGGCAAGACATCAATTCTTTTATCAAAGTCTGACTTCTTAATCTGTTCTTCTTCTCCAGTCTCATAAGGATATTCTGGATTAGTAAAGTCTCTAACAATATCTACCAAGAGATCAAACTCTCTTCTCATAGAAGCATGCAGTCTTGCTTGAACCGCACTCATTACTTTCATATTTCTTTCAAGTAAAGCTAGTGTAGTTCCAACAGGAGCTTGGTTGTTCATATCAGATATCTTCATATCTGAGATACTGGCAAACCTTCTGCCTTCTTCAACAATGTTTTGGAGTAGTTGATACAGAGTTCCACTTGGTTCTTTATATGGAAGAAAAGTGATGTTGTCTTTTATTGCACCGCCTGGAACATCCACATCTCTAAACTCTCCTGGCATAATTGGAGTATCATCGCCTTTAATGCGAAGACCTCTAGCCTTCAAACCGCCTGGTAGATTAGATAGTGTACCTGCATCAACTAACTGTCTTAATATACTGGTAGCAGATTTACTCAAACCACCAATCAAATGCACTAAACCAAAACCATAAAAACCTATTCCTGGTAAATATTGATAATGAACAAAGTGATTTCTTTTTTCTTTCTTTGGATCATCCTCATAATAATTTCTTCTAATGCTAAGAACTATACCTGATGGAAAATCTAAAGTTACTATATATGGTAAAGCTATGCCTGATTGCTCACCATCAATCATGTCTTCAAATCCTGGTAAGTCTAAGTTTACTTGCATCTCTAACAGAGTATGCCTGTTATCATAAGCATGCGTATCTTGTTCTCCTGTTATCTCATCATATTTTTCTGTCACATCAGTTGTTCTATTAGATGAGTCTGGAACTTTTACCTTTCTATAAAAACCTGATACTTGCATTTTGAGCAAGTCATTATTACTTTTTTTCATTACGTGTGTAGCTCTTTCAGATGTTTCTAAATCTGCTGCACCATAATTAACAACCATATCTTCTGCTGGAACAAAGTGTCCACATGGTCTTTGTAAGTTTGGATCAAAGTATATCTTTCTAAATGCTGATCCTGCTAATGGAAGTGAGAAGAGAAGTTTCTCTGTCTCAGTTCTATATTCTTTCATTTCATAAGTAAGCAAATAGTTAAGATAGTCCTGCACTCTACCTGCTTGCTTTTCTTTATCGTCAGTCATCTTGCCAACGACTTGTGTTCTTACTGGACCTTTAGCTGGAAATATTTCTGATATTGCCTGTGATTGAAACCTTACAACTGCTTCTGACAACATAGGATGAAATACTCCACAAGCTCCGTTCCAAGGTTCTGTTCTTTCCTCTATCTTCAAACCAAGCTGATCTAAACCTTTGGTATAGCTTTCTTCCCATTCTTTGCGAGAATCTTTATCAGAATTAAAAGCTGCTACTAAATCTGATCCAATACCATTTAATATATCTTCATCAATATATTCTGCTAAGTTTTCATAGAATCCTGCATATGCATTTTGTAATTCTTCTTGCGGATCAAAATCTACAATCACGCCACCATCTTCAGTTTCGATTGAAACTGCATCAGGGTTTTCTATTGTTACTTCTACTTCCCCTTCAGCTGGCATGCCTTCTACGCCATCTTGTTCAGGATTCAATTTTTCTATAGCCATTCATCTCCTAGTAGTAATTAGCTTTTCTATTGTGTTCTAATGGTTCGTCTTCTTCATCCGAATCTATTGGTATAAATCCGCCTTGTCTAAATCTTAACAGAGCTTGCGTACTGCTATCAACTAAATCGTCATGTTCCATATTAGGAAAACCTGCAAACTCTTCTATTACTTCTTCACCCCATCTTGTCTCTGGACACCAGACAACTCCTGAAGCAAAGAGATCAGATACTGCATTAACTCTAGATATCTTGTCGTTACCTCTGCTTGGTGTGTATTCTTGTACTGGTATGCCCATAGCTCTAAGCTCAAATATGAGTGGCATCCCTGCTGCTTTTGCCTCAACAATAAAAGCATCTGGTTTAAATTCTTTGTACTTATCCATAGCTCTACGTTTCAAATCTGGAAACTCTAATCGTTCTTTGTAAGCATCTAACAATATAAGATTAGGTGCTAAGTAGCCATCTTCTCCTTCACGATAGAAGACACCCCAAGTTGTACACGCACTATAGTCAGCACGATTGTTTTTCATAAAAGCAGTATCCCAACTTTGAATAATAAACTCACAGTCTGGTGGATTCCTGCCTTCCCAAACTTGCCACCATTCTCTTTTGACTAACGCACCTTCTTCTGAGGTTGGGTCTTGTTGATACTGAGCCATCCATTTACTGGTTGGTAGTTCAGCTTTTAAGGCTTCTAGTTCTTCTAGTTTCCAGAAAGCACTCCATAGTGGTTTACCTGATGGCATGATAGCTGGTAGTTCAATAACTTCCCATTGATCAGAACCACCTCGTTTGACTGAAGCATCAATAACTTGTCCTGTTAGGTCTTTCTGATTCCATCTGGTCATTACCATTACGATTGCACCACCTGGTTGCAAACGCTGTCGTGGTCCAGAGCTATACCATTCGTATGTCTTATTGAAAACTGCAGGGTCGGCACTTGCACCTTCTTGTTCCGAGTGGGGATCATCGATTATTAACAAGTCAGCACCTTTACCAGTAACAGCACCACCAACACCTATAGCAAAATACTCACCGCCTTTGTTTGTGTTCCATCGACCTGCAGCTTTACTATCAGATTGTAAACTGACATTAGGAAATACATCCTTAAAGTCATCGCTGTTTACTAAGTTTCTGACTTTTCTACCGAAACCAACTGCAAGTTCTGCAGTGTGTGCGGTTTGAATTATCTTTTTCTCTGGATATTTACCCAGAAACCACGCAGGTAACAAGTAAGAAGCAAACTCTGACTTAGTATGACGTGGTGGCATGTTGATTATTAGCCTTTTCAACTCACCTCTGGCTACTTTCTCAAAAGCTTCAGCCATAATTTTATGATGAGGTCCTTCTATAAAGGCAGACCACTGACTTTTGATAAAAGACATAAAACTATCTGTACAAGCTTGACGTTCTTTTGCTTTTTCAAGCTCTTGTATTAGTTTTAATAGTTCTTGTTTATCAGAGGGTGGAAGTTTATTGATCTTCGCTGCTATTTTTTTATTCATATTTCATTTCTAGATAATATCTAGTTTTAGATACTGTTCAAATATCCAAAAAAAAAGGTAATATCTAATAGATAGTATCTAATTTTTTTTTGAATACCCATAGAAATATGAATATTTTACCATATTGACCCCTCTTCACATGATTGTCAACAGAAATCTATAAAATATCTTACGCATATCTATGAGACTCTAGTAAATTCTACACTAATTTCTATATATACGCTATCAATCTGCAATCATTTTATAAAAATAGTACCCCCCCCATAAAAATTACAGTATTGTTTGAGTAAAACACTATGTATATATTGATCGTTGGTGGTCAGACGTTATATAAGGGGGGATGGGGGTCTATTTATTGTTGTTTATTTTTTGAACAATGGGGGATGGGTTTAATCTTTCAGTAATTGCTGTATCTTTTGCTCTAGTTCTTGTTCAATGTCTTCTGGTTGTCTGTGTTCAATTCTGGTTTCTATCTTGTCTGTCCATAGTGCTATCTGTTTACCGAGTAGCTCAAGGCTTTTGAGTTGGCTCTGCTCGTTCTCTGTCTCTTCTGCAAGTCTGAACAGCTTTCTGAGAATATAATCTTTTGTCTTGGTGCTACTTGCCAGAAGTTTATCTGATTTCTGGTTAATCAGTTCTTCTATCCTTTGGGTAATCTTTGGGTTCTGCAATAACAGACAGGCTTCCGTCTCTACCCATTTCGGAATCTTACCACCATCATCTAACTCAACGTCATAGGCTTCAAAGTAACAGGCTTTCTGACTGCCTAGCTCACCGCTTGCATACAGCTCGCAGAATCTATTCTGCTTTGCTGTTAACTTTACCTTGCTCATACTGCTAATCATAAGTGCAAAGCTATCATTTTTATAGATGTTCAAATGATATAAATTGCTTGCATATAAATACTGCATAGATTAATATTTACTTAAGTTAAGAAATTAATCTTGACTGTAACCGAGAAAACTATGAACGGAAATTTTAAAATTATAAGAATTTATGCTCCATCTTTAGGGATAGAGACAAAGGTAATTAAAACAGGCTTGACAGAAGCGGAAGCTCAAGCTCATTGTCAAAGAGCTGACACTCGCAAAGAGGGTGTTTACTTTGATGGTTATACAGATGGGGGTGAGTAATGAAAGAAGCATACAAAGTATCAATAGGTAAAGCAGAAAGAAAAGTGTTAGCTGAGTTGTCTGATCAGAATCATCATACAGAATCTATGAGAAAATTATGTGCTTGGGTTTTTGTTGAATTAGATCATCATCCAAAAAAAGCAATGATGGCTCACATTATCGAAGAAGCTGAAGTTAGATATGAGTTGATGAAAAAGATTGAGGAGCTTCATGAAAGATTTAACCATCTACCAGATACTTGTTACAGGTTAAGGTATGACCTGATGAACAAAACTCTGGCTTGTATCAAGAATGAAGATGAAGTAAGGGGGTGTTTGTAATTGATGAAAGCAAAACTGCTGACGAGTAAAGCGGAAGTGCTACGAAATAAGGGCGGAGTTGTTCTGCCCTTATCCAGTTGTTCCATGTGGAACACTTTTATTAATTATTGAAAGGAGAAAAAAACTATGTATTCAATGAATAAAGCAAAGAACGTTATCAAGTACATCATTCAAGATAATGACGTACCCATGCTACTTGGCGGAGTAGGTATCGGTAAATCTAGCATTGTCAGAGCAATAGCTAGTGATCTGGCTAATGGTAAAAAGCTAGTCAAGAAGACTAATCCGAGTGCAAAGGAATTTGGGTTTCTTGATCTGAGATTATCACAGTATGACGTGATTGATCTGGGCGGACTGCCATACATCAAAGACGGAGAGCAAAAAAGGGCTATGCTCCCTAATCTTCCTACAGAGGGCGAGGGGGTCTTATTCCTTGATGAATTTGCTCAGTGTCCGCAGTCTCTTCAGAAAGTGGTTGGACAGTTGTTCGACCCTATTGACGAGATCACAGGGGTTCGAGCCTTGGGAACATATCAGCTACCGCAAGGGTGGAAGATAGTTTTAGGCGGTAACAGGGCAAGTGATGGCTCTGGAGCTAATAAGCTTCTGGTGCATTGTTCTAACAGGGTAGAGCTTATCGAAGTTGAACCTAATGCAAATGACTGGATTGATTGGGCTATGGAGAATGATATTCATACTGACTTAATAGCTTATATCTCAAATGCTCCTCAAGCATTGATGGATGTTGACTACAAAGCCTTAAGCTCTGCTCAAGCTACTCCGAGAAGCTGGGAGAGAGTGAGCAAACGACTGCACAGGATTGATAGCGGTGGTGTACCAGAAGCAAATGATTCTGGATGGCTACAAAATTTCTTGGCTATCACTATTGGAGAAGAACAAGCTTACGAGCTGACTGCTTTCTTGAAGATGAAAGATGATATGCCTAACCTGAGAGATATTGTCACAGGTAAAGACGTGCCAGTAGTTGAACAGGGCGGTCTATGTTATCTGACTTCTATGGCTTTAGTTGAAACCATTGGAAGTGCAGACAAGATGGACAAGGAAACTTGGTTCGGCAATGCTCTCAATTATGTTAAGAGTATGGCTACTCCAGAATTTTCTATCTTCTTTGTTAGATCAGCGGTGAAGAAGAATCCAGAATTAGCTGAGACAGAAGTGTTTATCAAGTTCAAGGTTGATAATCAAAACTTGGAGATTAACTAAAATGGAAAATAATATTACAGGTTTACACAAGTCAGCAGTACTTGTCCGTTTCATTACTAGGCATTGGTCTGGTAAAAAGGTTGATAGAAACATCATTGATGAAGTTGCAACAGCACATGGAGCAAGCCCTGATGTTATCTCTGTCAGCAAGAAGATTATGGGCTATGATGTCAATAAGGAGTTCAGAAGAATACAGGCAAAGTTTAGAAACAATGTTCTGTTTCCCCTCACTCTTCCTTGGCACGATAGCAGTGAAGATGATGATGGCTCAGTTCTGACTGGTCAAAGGTTGTGTCCATCTAAAAACTTTGCACAGCTTGAGCTTGAGTTCAACAAATACAAAGCGGATTGGGAGAAAGAAGTTAAAGGCTTTCTGGATAGATACACATCTGAAGTTAACAATGCTCAAAATATCTTGGGTACTGCTTTCAACAGGTCAGACTATCCAGAGGTCTATGAGCTTGAAAG